ACGATCCAACGAACTACACACCTCGCAAAGCAGTCATGACTCGTTATGCGAAGAAGATGGTTCGTCCAGAATTCTACGGTAAAGTTGTCATAGCTGGTCTTGAGCAACTTTAATAGATCGTAAGTTCTAAAACATTATGAAACGGAGAACTAAAGTTCTCCGTTTCGTATCATTTTAATTAATAGGAGTAATAACATGGCAGACAGTATATTTCACGTATCGACTAATGTTGGTAACCCAGCTTGCTCGGTAGATACTAACGGTGCTCCAGTACTCAGCATAAGTTCTAATTCTTTAGTATCTTCTACTGGAATTGCTGTGACTGCATCGTTCGCAACACTCGCAGCAACAGCATCTAAAGCTACGTTAGCAGTAACTGCATCATATGCAACATTTGCAGCAACAGCATCTGGTACGTATTCGTAATAATATCAACATTTTTTAATATTTTTTGAAGGCAAGGAATAGTATGTTCTTTGCCTTTTTTATGTTCAACTTTATATTTATATAATATCAAACATTTCAGAAGGAATATGCTATGAAATATAGCGAACTCAATCCCAAGCAGAAAAAGAAAGTAAAAGATTTCCAAAAATTTATCAACATCATTTCGAATAAGTTTTGGGACGAAGGTGGAGAAATAGCAAAGTTGCTTCCAGAGTTTATGAACGATATAAACAAGGCGATGAATTATATCGACGACATCGGCGCTAGACTAGACGAAACTATAGAATAAGGAGAACGATATGAGTTATAGCGACTTGAACAAATCCCAAACAAAAATAGTTGATAATTTTTATATTTACTTAGAAAAACTAGCCGATGAGATTGAGAAGAAATCTTATCAGCCTCTCCGCTTGCTAGACGCTAATCGAGTCAACGAACTTGTGGCAAAAGTATGCGATGATATTCGAGAGGTGTGCGAAGAAATAGATGAAGAATCAGAAGAAGTAATAAAATAAGGAAATTAAATGGCTCAAACCATATACATTCCAATATGGCCTGGTAGCGGTTCAACAGTTACTTCAGCAAGCAATTCTACTCCGTTTGGTTTCTACGACGCAGATACTCAGTTTCAATCAGACGCACCAAAGATTGCTGACTGGTGCGCTAAGAGACTTGGATATCCGATAATGAACGTAGAAATGACTGATTTTCAATTCTACGCTTGCTTCGAAGAAGCAATCACAGAATACAGCGCTCAAGTCAACCAGTTCAACATCAGAGAAAACATGCTGATGCTTCAGGGAACTACTAACTCTAACACAAACTTGTCTCAAGTACCTATACGTCCGAATCTCGGAAGAATAATCAGAATAGCAAGTACTTACGGAGCTGAAGTTGGAGTTGGCGGAGACACAACGTACTATTCTGCTTCTCTAGCGCTGACAGAATCAGTTCAGAGATACAACTTGACTGCTCTGTTCAACACAATAGCACCAGGAAAACTGATAGAAATAAAACGCATATACCACTACGCGCCGCCAGCTATCAAGAGATTCTTCGATCCACTTTCTTCTGGCGGAGTTGGCAGCATGGGATTCACTAACATGCTCGACGTGTTTGGCTACGGCGGATATTCAGCGGCAGTTACTTTCACGATGATGCCGATATACGAAGACCTGCTGAGAGTTCAGGCGATAGAATTCAACGACACAGTACGCAAGTCTGGCTACGGTTGGGAACTCGTTGGAAACGACTTGAAGATATTTCCAGTACCAGACGCAGCGATAACAAGCATCTGGTTCGACTACGTCTTGAGAACAGATATGGATAGTGCGATATATCCGTCTGGAGGAATGTATCCCACCAGCAGCGTTGTAACTGACTACTCTAACGCTAAATACGACAACATACAGTACTCGAACATAAACGACGTTGGAAAGCAGTGGATTAAGAAGTACACTTTGGCTATTGTGAAAGAATTGCTCGGCGCCATTCGCCAGAAATTTGCAACCATTCCAATACCGAACAACGAAGTGACTCTAAACGGAGACGCACTCAAGCAAGAAGCTCAGCAAGAAAAGGAACTACTATACACCCAACTCAGAGAGAATCTGGAACAGACCAGTAGAAAAACCCAAATGCAAGCTGCTAAAGAAGAGGCAGACAATCTTCAAAGTCAACTTAAGCAGATCCCGATGCCATTTTATATAGGATAAAGCTATGAACGTAAAAATGAAATCTTTGCTCAAAGAAAAACTTTTGCTCAAAAAAATACTTAAAGAAAACAGAATATATTTCGTTCCGTTGAATAAGTTGCTTGAAGTATCGTACGAATTTCAAGATGAGATTGCTAATCTTTTCAATCAAATTCTTTCGTACGAAAGAAATTTTAAGTACTACGAAGGACAAGAATACGAAAAAGAAATAAAGAAAGTGTTGGATTCCATAAACAAAACAACGTCATCTGTCACTGCGTTGATTAGCGACGCTGATTTTGCTGTGAAGAAAACTAAAGAATTAGCAAATCGCAAAGTAAAGGAGAATAAAATGAATATCAAAATGGCTCCGTTGGTAAAAGAACAAGGTTCTGAGTTTGATACTCTTTTAGCAGATCTTAAAAAGAAAGGCATCAATGAAGAAGAAATACCTCAAAATATTATACGTGAACGATTGCCAGATGCATTAAAAGCATGGATAGGACGTAAAAAGTATGGAAAAGAAAAGTTCCAGAAGATGGCAGCTGCTGGAAAGAAAAAGGCTAGCAAGTAATGATTAAGATAAAGTCACTCATAAAAGAAAATATAAATAAGTCTGGAATAAAAAATGAAGCGAAAGAAATATTTCGCGGATTGCACGCATATTATCCTTCTTTAAAGTTACTTAGTAGCGGAGTGTGGACGACAAGCGAGCACGAAGCGTTTTTGAAAGTAAACGGAATGAAAGATGAGGACTTAGAAGATGAAGATATTTTCAATCCTCACGAATATAAGTTTAAGAAGCAGGGAAATTCGTATTTTATAATTTTTAAGTCAAAATGGATATACTAAATGGCGATATTTAATTTGGAAAAAGAATGGTTGTTCATAAACCAAGTGTCTGAGGAGTTGGTGAAGAACGTCATAGACAACACGTTCAAGCTATACAAGCACGCTGTTTCTGACACTAAGACCAATCTTTACGGAGAATCGACTGAAACTTCGTATATGTTGCCGGTGCAGGTTTACGGCATATTCTCCAGAAGTCCTCAGGAAAACGTAGAGGGAGAACATGGAACAAACGTTGGACAGAAAGTAACATTTTCTCTTCAACGTGAAGATCTAAAATTGAAACAGGTATACCCAGAAATTGGTGACATACTTGAGTACAACAATTCGTTTTACGAAATAGACAACGTTGAAGAAAACGTGTTGATAGAAGGCCAACCAGAAAAGAATTTTTCAGTGATATGCACGACTCACATGAGCAGAAGAAGCAGGTTGGACATAGAGCAAAGACAAAAGTAAAAGGAAAATCAAATGAATATAAAAATGAAACCCTTGCTTCAAGAAGATGTGTTTGGGCATTACGTTGAAGATTTAGATACACGTAAAATTGCTGAAACGATAAATGCTCCACACGTATCTGCGAAAATATCTACTCTTGGTGGTAAGGGAAGAGAATCTTTGATATTTACTATTTCGTTGGACGATAAATCGCTATGGCCGAACGGAATATTTGAAAACTCTAGGTACCTTATATTCATTGTCAATAACGATACAAATTCGCTAGAGCTGGTAAACAAACACTATAAAATAACAGAAAAATTTAGAAAGACGAAAGTGAAAAGCATAATAGAATCTATCAATAAAATCAATGCATATATTAACTCGATAAAGTAATGGAAAAACTAATACCACAATCTATAGAACCTAGAGACTTCTTTCAGGGTCGAAAGAAGGGATCAGCCGACAGAATAAATCAGATAAGACAAGATCAGTCTATCGAGAAAGATTATTCTGTTTTGCTGGAAGACATTGATAATGCTGTGTTTAAGCACGTCCAAACTATCATACAGCCAAAAGTGAAGCAGAACAACGAACTGATAGATGTTCCAGTTATATTTAGTTCTCCAGAAAGATGGAAGTCTGTTCAAAAAGATGGATTTTTCAAAGACCAAAACGGCGCCATACTGGTGCCTTTGATTATGATATCTCGCAACAGTGTGTCTAAGAATTCAAACATGGTTTCTGACAAGCTCAGCGGAAACGTGTACGTGTCGTTTCAGAAAACGTGGAATTCTAAAACGAGATACGATAATTTTTCTACTCAGATAGGACTCAAACCTTCCAGAAAGATTGTGCAGGTTCAAATACCAGATTACGTTGTTATAAGTTATCCGTGCAAGATGTGGACAGATAAAGTTGCTCAGATGAACAACTTAATAGAATTGTTTGTTCACGCTGAGGGAACTTACTGGGGAGATCCGAACAGATTCAAGTTTTTCGTGAAGTACGATTCGCTAACTGGAGTACCAGAACTTCCTTCCCAGGAAGATAGAAAAGTGATAGTAGATTTCACTATAGAGTTGCACGGCTATCTTCTCAAAGAAGCTTTCAACAACGCTACGTCTACTCAAGCGCTGGGCTTCGACACTACTCCGAAGAGATTAGTTACAAAAGAAACAGTAGTTACAGCAGAAGAAATGAGCAAAATCATATAAAAGGAACAAATAGTTATGGAAAAAATACTAGATTCGGAATTAAAATATCTTCAAGATTACTATCTCAAAGAAGCAGAACAAGCAGCTATAATCGGCCGCTTGAATACAGAGTTGTTTATGCTGCAAGATAGAATAGAAACTATTCAATCGAAGCTGAATGATATTAAAACTGAGTATGTAAATAACAACAAAATTCAGTATACTAAGCTTCAAAATCTGTTGAAAAAATATGGAGCAAAAGAAATAAACACTAGTACTGGCGAATTAACAAAATAACAAGTCAAACTATTCATTTGATGTTTTTCTTTTATATTTATATAAAAGAAGATAGTTATTAAGAATTCTATGTACTCAATTTTGGAGAAAACTGATGGCAGAACAATTAGTAAGTCCTGGTGTATTTTCGCAAGAAATAGACCAATCATATTTAACCGAAGGCGTTGGTGCTATTGGAGCGTGCGTAATCGGTCCTACGCAAAAAGGTCCAGCTTTTTGGCCAACTCAAGTAACTACTCCTTCTGATTTTATAGAAAAATTTGGCGACGAGTACGCGGGCTCTTACGTTCCTGCTACTGCTAAGTATTATTTAAAAAATGCTGGCACTGCAACTATCGTTCGTGTTTTGGGTGAAGAAGGATGGATTCAATCGAATGCGTGTTTCGTATCAATTCAAAGCGCGTCTTATACAGCTTCAGTAGCTATCTTGATACCAACTATAGCTGGCGGAAGTGCAACCATGGCTCAGTTAACTGGAAGTAAATCTTCGTTCATAATTCAATCTTCAACAGGAAACAACACTACTGCGTCGTTCGCAAAAGGCGACACCAATTTCATAGGAAAAATATTCGGAACAAATCCGAGTGTTAGCGGCTCAGTCGGAACAAATATTTCAAAAGAATTTTATTTATATAAGTTTTTTGCTGATGCAGCTGCTGCAGTTGGTGCTGATTCCATCGTATCCTCCAGCAAGTTTGACATTAGCTTCACATCGTCAGCTGACATAGGAAGTACTACTTGGCTTGACGCTCGCACACCGATGATTACGTCTCAGTTAATCCAGGGTCAGACGTACAACTTGTTCCAGTTCGGAACTATACCTGACGGAAATTGCGCTAACGCACTTTACAAGATTGGTATTGCTGACATAAAAATACCAGTAACAGGATCCGGCGAATACGGAACATTCACAGTCGTAGTTAGAGACATAAACGACACAGATACTCGTCCAAACGTTCTGGAAACGTATCCTGGATGCACTTTAGATCCAACTTCACCAGCGTTCGTGGTTCGTCAGATAGGTGATAGAATTCCTACTAGCATTTCTTCAACTGGAAAGATAACGTACACCGGTAACTATCCGCTTATCAGTAAGAGAATATATATGATACCGGATTCAGATCTCGAAACAGTTCCAGCAGAAACGGTACCTTTCGGACACGTGAAATACTATAACGCAGCACCGAGCGGAAGCGCAGCTGGCACGTGCACGTCGCCAAATCCTTCTTACGTAACTCTTCAGGGAACAACGTATTCTTCAGACACGAGAATATATTTTGGATTCGATTTTGCAGCTGCTGATAACAACAATTTCTTAGACGCGATTCCGTCAAACGCTCAGCAACTAGGAACAACTTTCTCTCTGTCGAATATGTACGGTCATCCATCTAGCAGTTTCGTTGGAAGCTTGAGTTCTTCAACGGCTCCATCTAGCATGCTGAAGTTTGTCGTAGCGTTCCAGGGAGGATGGGACGGAATGGCTCCAAACAAAACGAAAGCTGTCGGTTCGAACATCGTAGCAACAAACGTTTATGGTTTCAACTGTTCTACAGCAGGTTCGAGAGGAACGACTGCGTATAAGAAAGCTATAAACTGCGTATCTAATCCAGACGAATTCGATTTGAACTTGCTTCTTATTCCTGGAATAATATACTCGTTGCATCCAGCAGTTGCTGAGTACGCAATTTCGTTGTGCGAAACTCGCGGCGATTGTTTCTACATTTTAGATCCTTCTAAGTTAACTGAGGGAGTAGATTCAACCATAAACGCAGTTTCTGGTCTTGACACAAACTACGCAGCAGTTTACTATCCGTGGGTACGCATCAAGGACGTTAACAACAGATTGCAGTGGGTACCGCCTTCAGCAGTACTCGGCGGAGTATATGCATACAACGACAGAAACGCAGCAGAATGGTTCGCACCAGCTGGTTTGAATCGTGGCGGAATTTCTCAAGCGCTTGAGACTTATGATAGATTAAACAAAACTGACAGAGACAGTCTTTATGACGCTCGTGTCAATCCGATAGCAACTTTCCCGAACACTGGAATATGCGCTTACGGACAAAAGACACTTCAGAAAAAACAATCAGCGTTGGACAGAGTAAACGTTCGTAGATTGCTGATTAACCTTAAGAAATTTGCAGCTGCAACAGCAAGATTCATCGTGTTTGAACCCAACGTTGGAGCTACCAGAAACAGATTCTTGGGTATCGTTAATCCATATCTGTCGTCAGTGCAGCAACGTTACGGTCTGTATGCATTCAGAGTTAAGATGGACGAAACCAACAATACAGCAGATATAATCGACAGAAACATCATCTACGGTCAGTTCTTCTTGCAGCCTGTTAAAGCTGGCGAATTCATTGTATTAGATTTCAACGTAATGCCAACTGGCGCTACATTTAGTGAATAAAATGTAGTGGTATTTCTTATTACACAATATTTATATTAAAAGGATATCTATTTTCGGAGAACATAAATGGCAGAACTTTTAGAACCTCAAGAAATGTTTTGGACAGCGTTCGAACCTATTCTTTCAAATAGATTCACGATGTATATCGACGGCGTACCGAGTTACTTGATACACGCTGCAGATAAACCCAAGATAACTTCAAACGTAGTTGAGTTGCCTCACATCAACTTGACTCGCAAGGTTAAGGGAAAAACTAAGTGGGACGATGTTACTATCACTTTGTATGAAGCGATAGTTCCATCAGCAGCGCAAGCTGTCATGGAGTGGATCCGATTATCTCACGAGTCAGTAACTGGTAGAGACGGATACGCTGATTTCTACAAGAAAGAACTTGTGTTCAATAGCTTGGGCCCAGTCGGCGATAAAATCCAAGAGTGGAAACTCGTGGGTGCTTGGGTCAGCGGCGGTAATTTTGGAAAGGGCGATTGGGCAACTGACGATCCGTCTGGAATCGAATTGACGATTAGTTACGATTACGCAATACTTAATTTCTAATTTTGATTGACTTTTACGGGACTCTTTGATAAATTGCAATAGTCGAAGAGTCCTTTGTATTCCAAATATTTTAAATAAAGAGGTTATTATCTCACATCTAAAACTAACAAATTCGTTTTGACAATATTTATATTAAAGGTGACATTATGTTATATTGTGTTATTCACGATATTTACTTTAAAACACTAAGCGAGTTTGAAGCTCACGTTGAAGAACATCAACACAAACCTACTGATCTTATAATAGAACCGCAGTTTCAGAAAGAACAGTCAGTAGAATCAGTTACACAACAAGGAGAATAGTTATGGAAACAAAGAACGAATATCCTACTGAGGTT